GTGTTCCTGACTGTCTATCTTTTAAAATCTCAACTGTACCGTCTACTGTTAGTAAACTGGATGGTGTAGCGGTTGTACCTATTCGCACTTGTCCGCTAGAATTGATACTAAAGTTAGCGTCTGTATCACTTATCTTAGCACTCGTAACAGCATTGTTAGTTATCGTCAGAGCAGTAGAACCAGTAACATCGCCGGTGTGTGTAGCGTTAGATACCTTCGCTGTATTAGCAGCAACTGCTGAGTTATTAGCTACTTCCGTATCAAAGTCTGTAATGTTAGCAGCTGTGTGTGTATGAGAAGCGGCAGCAAAAGCACTAGCGTGTTGTCCGTCTAACAAATCCGCATCCAATCCGCTACCTGTTCCGTCAACAGTCTTAACTGCTGTTAGTATTTCAGATGCAGTTTGATCTGCGGTAGCACCAGTCTCAATACCGTTTAGCTTCGTCTTATCAGCACCTGTCATCACGCCAGCTAAACTAGTAGTAGCACCAGCAACCGTAGTATTTGTACCTGTGGATGAAGTGATTTCTACATTATTAGCAGTTGGTGTATTCCCTAGATTCGTAGCACCAGCACCACTAGACCCACTAGAAGCAGCAGTAATCCGTCCGTTCTCATCCACTGTAATATCAGTGTTAGTATAAGAACCAGGAGTAACAGCAGTGTGATCTAACTTAGCAGCGGTAACAGCGTCGTCTGCTATTTTATCTGTAGTGATAGCAGCATCAGATATATTAGCTGTGTCAATTGGTCCACCTGGAGTGCCTGAAGATACTGCAACAGCAATCTGTTGATCTACATAGCGTTTCCTAGTAGCGTGATTATCACTGCTTGGATCGGCTCCTGGTAGTGTCAGAGCACCCGTCATTGTGTCCCCACTCTTAGATACCTTTGAGTTGGTCAGAGTCTGGTCACCGGATGCACGATTGGCTGCTTCAGCTGCAACAACACCATCTACATAAGTCTTATTGGTCAGATCATTAGCAGTAGTAGGAGCAGCAGCTTGTACGACTTTAGCTGGGCTAGTCATGGTTAAATCACCAGACATACTATCACCAGTTCTAGTTACTTGCTGAGAGTCTCCTGTTATACGAGCAGCAGCTTCAGTGGCTACCTCTCCGTCTACATAGGACTTGTTAGTAAGAGAGTTATTAGACGAAGGAGCAGAAGAAGAAGTGACTTCATTGGAACCCATATCTAGGTTACCTGTCATCGTGTCTCCAGCTTCGTCTACATATCTACCGTCTGCATATCCTTTAGTAACAGCATCGTCGTCGGAGTCCGGATCAGCTAAGTTCTCCAGTCGTAATCCATCAGCGTTAAACTGTCCGTCATCATTCTTTGAGATAGTACCACCAGACACACCTTCTTCTGCTTCTTCAGCGAGGTAGCGGTTGTGTAGGTATGCGTTATCCAACTCGGTCTCGGTCAGCACTGATCCATTAGCAAAGTCTACAAGACTAGTATTAGCGTCGCTGTCTCGTAACACCCGAATCTTCCACAAGCTATTAGGAGTAGAATCAAGAACTACTCGTGTACTAGGTGAGGTCGATACAGTAAAGGCTGTGGTTCGTTCCCACTTATTGGTTCCACCTGCTGGACCTTGGTTTATCTCAACTACTACATGAGATGTTTTAATGTATGGAAATGAGAACGCAAATTCTTTACCATCAGTTCCGGTTCCGTCTGATCCGACATAGTCTACATAGGTGTTTGCCATGATAATATATTATTAACTATTGAGTTAGGAGTTCAAGCACTTAGTCAAGAGCGGGTAACATTAGTTCTTCCATACCCTTGGTGCGTTCAGTTCTTTTTCTGCGTCTTTCTTTCACGCCTTCTATTCTTACAAAGTTCTTCCAAGATACACCGTCTTCATCAACATAGTTATTATATCTCCGATCTTCTTTCATCTGATTCCAAAAGTAAGACCTGTATTCATCTATGTATCCACTTATCAAATCAATCTTACTAACTTCACCTTCTAATACCTCCCCAGCAGTTATAGCATCTCTATATTCTTTAGTTCTTATTAACTTCCTTATAGCACCCCTAAGTGTAGTATTGTAGACCTTACCGCCAATTTCCACTTCCTTCTTCTTACTGCTTATTAAATCAGCGTAGGCTTGAAATAACGGATATTGATTAGATTTATTCCTAAACTTTCTAAGGTCTATATCGCCTCGCAAACCTCTTTTTCTATAAAAGTCTTGTTTACCTACAGGTTCTCTGAAGTTAGTAATCTCACCCATAACAGAGTCATCCTTTACATCAGTAACATGAATAGGATTAACCATACCCCACAAACCTTTCTGACCGTATATACGGCTAACCTTCTCGCCAAATAAATTTCTTTCAAATCTTTGGTTTGTCCTGCCTGATCTTAACCTAACCTTCTCTTGGAAACCTATAGCATATTCTGCATATTCTTGATTTATTTTATTAAATTCAGAAATAGGTCTAGGTAGTAATGTACCCACTTGACTCGCTGCAAAGGATTCCCATTTACCCTCTGGAGTGTTAGGATTAAATAAATCCATGAAATCACTAAGACCTCTCAAAAAGTATTTGTTTTTAAAATTATAAATCAAGGAGGTTAACATTACATTAAACATATTTACATCATCGTCCGTAGGGTCTTCTTGTGAAAATTCTAAATGATGAATCATATCAACATAAGACGACAGGATTGTAGATAGTGGCTCTAACCTGCTGTAATCTATAGCCTTTAACTCACCATCCCACTCAACATATATATGGTTAGGTTTCCACGCAGCTTCCCCTTTAATCAATCTATCCCTTTGTTCCCTACTTAAATGAGCACCTGAGCCTGTTATCCTACCAGCAGCCAGCCAGTGTGTAATTCCTACTAATAAAGTAGTTCCAAGAAAGAAATCAGTTAAAGCTTCTGATTTTATTTCAGCTTGTTTTAGAATTAAATCTTCTTTTGTTTTTACTAAGTCAGCTCTTTGTCTAAAGAAATCATCCTTAGCATCTTTTGTTATAAGTTTAATAGTTAAAGCATTATCTATATCTTTTATAGATTTTTCTAAACTTCTAATAGCTCGCTGAGTATTTGTACCTATTGTGTTTTTAGTAACACCACCTAAAGCCATTAATCCTAAATGAGTACCCCTAGTGATAGGGAATTTATCTACAGACCATTGAGCAACCGCTGTTGGTGTCTTTATAAACATAGATAACCACCTAGCTGCTATTTTAGATGGGTTCATATATGGGTCATCGAATCTTGAAAGAAAGTCAGGACCCCCTCTACCGCCACCTCTCGACCAATCAGCGAATCCTTTAGCGAACTGAGATACATATTTATCAGCGTATTCTTGTTGAAATGTAATCATCCTAGATAGCTGTTCGATGTCCTGCTGTCCTTCTAATTGAGCAGCCCTGATAAGACCGTCGTCTGTTCTAACAACAGCTTTATCTAAACCATCTTTGACAAATTCTTGTAACTGTCTTCCTGATAAACCATTCTCGATTCCTTGCTTCGTAAAGAAAGCATCTTGATTACGCATATAACCCAAGAATATCATAGCTTGATCCGGTATCTGCATGGCTCTAAACGATAAATCAAAAAGGGGTCGGGTTAGTTTACTTAAACGAGTAGAAGCTTCCCCTAACGCCACATCTTCTAGGAATCTTCTAAATAATGTAGCATTCTCTGGGTTATCTACACCGTAAGCTTTTACCATTTTCTCAAGTTCTTTTTTGTTTTTAAAGTTTATAGTGTAAGGCTTTTCTTTAGCTTTTACCGAGTCCAACACGCTAGTTAAATCTTCTTCATGCCTTCTCATTATTTGAGGCATAAAAGAACCCTCATCTCCGTATTTAAGTGTGTTCTTAGCCACCCTCAATGCGTCTACAAAAGATGAGAAGTATGATTTTGTAGCAGCTATTTCAGCAATAGCTAACTTATGTGCTTTTACTTCTCTATTTAATCTATTTATCTTTTGTAAGTTTTTTGTTTTTAATAAAGTTTTTAAAGCTGTTTCAAGTGGTTGTAATGTTAAATTAATAATACCAGAAGGTAGACCTACAAGAAAAGTTCTGAAGCCCATTAACAAACCGGTATTCATTCTATAGGTTTCTAAAGCTCTAAGTGATAACTCTATGTTATTAATACCTTCAGTGCCGTGTCTACCCATCGCCTGGAATGCCTTAAGAAATTCTTTATTAAATTCATTCTTAGCTGCGATCTCTTCGTTCTTTAGTATATCTGTTAATACTTTCCTAGACTGTCTGACTTCTGTCTTTAATTGTTTAATACCTTCGGGGTCAACTTGTGCTTTTCTGGCGTTAACTTTTAAATACTCTTTTATCTCAGCTATGCTTTTATCAGCCATTTCATCCAACTCTCTTATTTGAGATTTCAATGAATACTGCTTGTACAGTTCTTTAGATTTAAAGTTTCCTAGTATACTATCCCGCACAGAAGCTACAGTGTTAGCTAGTTCTACTCGTATCGTATTTAATAAAATATCTTTCTCCGATTGACTCAGTTCTTTTATTTTACCAGATAGATCGGACATAACATCATCAACTAACTGCCTCTCGGTTCCTGAATTAACAGCAGCTCTGATCTTATTACCTATGTTCTCAACTTCTTCTCTTAATATTTTCTCTACTATCTTACCCCTATTAGGCAAGCTATCTATAAATCTTTGACTGTTAACACCTTCTTTTAAATCTTCCAGTATCCGTAAAGACCTGTTTACTTCGTCGGCTGGTATGTCTTTAGCTTTAGTTATATCCGATATGATTTGATCTATGGATTCTCTGTATTTACCAGGGTTCTTAACTATATCTTGAACATCAGCTAAAGCTGTCTTTACTTTCTTGGCTACCTTTTTATTACCCTTCAGTGCACCATTTAATGTAGTCGTGACTCTGTTAGAAAATAACTCCAACGCTGCTTTATTAGTTGGTTCTTTAGTCCTAAGTTCTTTAATTACTTGTTTACTTATTCTTTGTTTATAGTTACCCCAAATAGTGTTTAAGCTACTCTCGGCTGTAAGGTTAAATTGTTTGTCTAACGCAGCAGCTAAGTTACCTGTTTCAGCTACTTCATCCAACAAAGATAATTCAGTTCTTAATCTTTTAACAATATCTTGTCCGTAGTTAGTACCCGTCTTTACGCTATTTATTAGATTTAATAAAGTATCTATATTATCTAACTGCTTGCGTACCTCTGGTTTATATTCAAAAGGTTTAGTTAAATCCACTACCTCTTTCTTTCTAAAACCAGCGAGTAATCTTCCTGCGAAATTTCCTACCTTAGCTCTTATATCTACGAGTTTTCTATTTCTAAGCAGCTCGTCCTCAAGTGTTATTATTTTACTTTTTATTTCATCAAAGGATTTACCTACATCAACATTAGACTCTTTTAACACAGCATTATCTAGCTTTGATATATCTTCTACTAAACTATTTACTTTAGGTGTTAAACGCTGACTAAGCTTAATAGTCTCTTGGACCAAGGCTTGTACTTGTAATGGGTAGTTTCTTTGTCCTTGTATAAATTGAAATACTTCATCAGCTGGGTCCACCTTTGGTTTAGGTTTCTCAATGACAGGTGTCTCTACTTCAGGCTTAAGGGTTTCTTCTGCTTTAGGTTTAAATTCTAAATCAAAGTCCTCCAATTCAGGCTCATCAACCTTTGGTTTAAGCTCCACATCAAAGTCGTTTTTAGCTGGATCGATCTGTTCACTAAGGTCTTGCTTAATAGCGTTCTCTTCTTCAACAGCTTCCTTTAAATCTTTCAACGCTTTCTCCGGATCAGCTTTTCCTTCAGAAGCTTTCCTGACTTGTCGTAATGCTTCTATCTTCCTTGAACCCGCAGCTATAACCCTACCTAAACCGTTAACAGTTAAGTTAACACCAGCTCCCATAGCAGCTCCAATATATAACTCCTCTAGTCTTTTATCTACTGCTTCTTTAGCTTCTAAATCATCAACATCAGTTCGTATATAATCAGCTACAGCACCTTTTAAAAAACCTTCTGAAGCTACTTTAGTTACCCCAAATAGTTTTTTACCAAGTTTAGTAGATGTAAATAATTCCTTACCGACCGCTAGTCCTTTTTGTATTTTAGGAAGTTGAGCAGGTAGTGTTACGGTCTTAGTAAATAAACCACCAACACTAAAGAAAGATGTTAACCACGATCCTATATCTGCACTAATATCTACTACTGCATTCTTAGGATCGCCTAGCCACTCTTCTTCCCACCGAGCAGCTTTACCATCACCCAGCGGAATACCTTCATTAACTACATTGTATAAGTCTTCAGCCGTTCTAACAGCTGATCTCTGTATTATTTCAGCAGCGGGTTTGTGCCTTGTAAGATATGTAGCTGTAGCTTGTCTAACCCAAGGATGCCAAAACGGTTCACTTTCGTTTCCTCTTACTGGTTCCTCATCAACAAAATCTACAACCTCATCTTCCTCTTCATCTCCAAAACCAGCTACCCAATCTTGAGGAACCTCCTGTGGTTTAACTTCTGTTGTTACATCTCCAGCTTGATCGGCTTCTGTATCAAAACCAGCTAACCATTCTTCTTCAGTAGCCATGTTACTGTTGTGCTTTCAGTATGTTAAGTTGTGCGTCTTTTACCAATAAAATATCTTTATCGTCGATAACACCAAAAACCTCATTCCATTTTTTAAAGATAGGAAAAGCATCTAAGTCCCTTTCAGCTTTGGGTGTTTTTGAATACACAGACCATTCTTGAAATAAACCAACTACCTCTTCCTTCAAAGCTATCTTGTCTGTATAAAATGGAGTCTCTCTAAAATCTAACTCAAACTCTGATCTATCTGATAAATACTCACTAGGATTCTGGTAGCCCCATTTCCTACGCATCAATTCATATATATTGATTAAATCTACATTATCAGGGTTTTTGTTGTATGCATTTTTAACAACATTAGCTTTATTCCAAGCTATTCTTCTATCTTTTATTTTATTCGGACCAAGCTCATTAAGATCAACATTTCTAATTATTTTAGATTGTTTTTCCATTTCTTTCTCTTCTTCCGTAGGTGGTCCAAAATCTGTTATACTTTTAAGAAATCCTTTAGATACTGGTTTTATAATAGATTCTAGTTTCTCTTGAGAGGTTTCCTCATTTATGTCTAAAGCATCTAAGAACTCTTCTCCTTTAGCTTTAGCTTGCTCAATGCCAACTATCGTACCTTCTTCATAAAACTGTTTAGCTTTAACAAAATCAGACCAATTACCCATCACTTCAGTTTTAATTTCTTCAAACTTGGACTTTATTGCTTCAAGTCTATCTGGGGCGTTCTTTAATTTTATCTGAGCTTCTTTTATCTTTTTATTATATAAATCTTTAAATATAGGAGTGTCGCTATCTATTTCCCTTCGGACATCCCCAACTTTTAATTTAGGATAAAACTCTAGTAATGTATCTTCAAACCCTGCATCTAAGCTGCTACGGTAGTCTTTATAGCTTTCATCTCTTTCAAACCAAGTATTCTCTTTTTCCTCAAGTTCCACTCTAGCAGCAATAGCTTTAGCAGCGGGATCAGTTATAGGTCCGCTCGGATCATAAGAGTCTAATATATCTTTAGCCTTAATTCCGCGCCCCACTCCTTCTTTTATAGCACCTTCAACATCTTCTAGTTCATCTCTAGGTAATGAAGCTCTTGCCCTATCTTGCCTCTGAACAATCGCAAGGTCCATTTTAGGTAACGCCAAACCATAAGCTTCTCTCTTAGCGTCGTTAGCGTAATATAATCTAGTATAAGAAAGCAACCTGTTCGGTGTTCCTGATTTCAGTAAATCATTTGCTTCTTTTTCTATATCACCCTCAAAACCTACATCTTTCAGGAAGGCTTGAACGGCTGATAAGCTAGTGTTGTCTACACTTTCTATTCCAGAAGGACCGTCAACTATCGGATGTAAAGCTGCATTAAATACAGTCATTATATCATTAGCATCAAACTCAACATCCTTTTTAATAGCCTCTTTTAATTCTTGTATTTGAGATTTAAAAATTAAAGTTTCTTTCCTGATCTCAGCGTTAGGTCTATTTATATTTCCTAACTTACCGCCTTCGCCTGTTAAATCTACACTTGTTATAGCATTTAAAATCTTTTCAGCTTTGTCTGGTTGTTTTTGAAATAACAGATCGCTTACAGCTGTCTTCGCCATTCCGTTCCAAATTAACTCAACCATCCTAGACCTTGGTATACGATCCTCTTTAGCTCGTTCTTCCATCCAAGTTTTTAAGCTATTCTCGAAATCTTTATAGTCGTCCTCTACACTAGCCTCTAGTATCTGATTAGGAAATCTATCATTAGCATCTTCAATAACTAAGCTTTCGTTGTGCTCTTGAGTGGCTTTGTCTCTCCGCTTAACAGCGTTGTTATAAAAACTATTCTCAATAGAGTCAGCATAATCACCGAATCCTTGCATAGCGAATTGAGAACCACCTAACTGATCTGCTATCTTCTGTCTTTCTTCAGCTATTATATTCTCTATGATGTCTGCATCGCTGTCTAGGTTCTGAGTTACCTCTTCCATCCTAGCTTCTAAGTTACTAGCGTAAGTCTTTCTACCGACCCTCTGACCAATGCGTCTTCGATATGCTCGTTGATAACCAACAAGTTGTGATCTAGGTAACAATCCTTGCTCTACTAACTTCTCTCCGGTTGCATCTAATCCTTCAATCGATTGTTCAAGATCAGCAGTAGCTGCCTCCATCTCACCACGCTCTAATCCTTTTTCGTACTGGAACTTCTGAACTTGTCCGTATGCTTGCAGTGCTGGATTAACTTGACCTAAAGCATCCGCTAAATCCATCAACTTGTTACGACCAGCCTTCTGCATCTGAATGCCGTACTGACCTGCTCGTTGAATGGTAGGCTGAATACCAGGAGCAACATCCCCTAGTCCTTGTACTTGTACTCGTTCCTTAGCCATTATGCTGTCTTTGTAGATTTAGTTGGAAGTCTGCTTCCTATATCAAGTCCTGTACGATAACCGCTAAGACCGCTTTGTATACCGCCTAACACAGCACCTAAACCGCTTGGTCTATCTATTGGTTGTGACAATCCGATCTGACGCTGTTGTGTAGCAAACCCTGCTTGTTCAAGTCCTAAGCCTGTACCTAATGCTCCAAGCTCTTGCTGTCTTAACAAAGCACTACGATACCCAGCTTCTTGTCTCATATAGTCATCCATCAACGCTTGAACGCTCGCACCTGCTACTCCTGCTTCTCCAGCAGATACTCTAGCTCTAGCAAGTGCTGCTTGTGATTTACGACTGACTTGTTCAAGTTCCCGTCCAACAGCTTCCTGCTCTTGTGCTTGACGCATACGCATCGAAGTTTGTTCTTGCTGGAAACGCTGACGCTCTGCTGCTTGTGCTTGTTGTTGGTAAGCTGCTTGTTGTTTAGCTTGTTGTCGTTGACCTGCAAACTGCATAGCCGAACTAGCTACACCTAAAGCACCGGTTGTTGCAGCAAGCCCTGTAGTTGTTAAAGTTGCTGCAGATACTCCGGCTGCGGTAGCTGCTGACACAGAACCATAACCTGCTACTAAAGCTCCTATTGCTGGAAAACACATAACAAAATTACTTCCTCTCTAATATAAATGACAGATAGTTATCGTACTGACAATCGTTAAACTCAGCACCTAACCACTCCAACCATCTAATGCTCAGTGTGTTAGTACGCATAACAAAGTTAGTTAAGTAATCAAATCCTACTAGTAACTCCTCCATCCGCTCCTTAGAGTGTTGTAAGAAGAACTTCTTAATCTTTGGTAATCTTCTAGTACCTAATAACCAAGCACTTCCGATATTAGTACCGTTGATAGGAGCCACTCCAAATGAACAGTATAGATAGTTGTTATCATCCTTTACACTGTAGCACTTGCTGGATGTAGCGTAAGACATATACACAGCATCTCTAGGGTGGGACATTAATCCAAGGATCTCTAACATATCTTCCTCCCGTAAGTCTTCGTACAAATCAGGAGCATCCATATCAAGTTGTGCTTCATCTATTCTAAGCTCCATATCGTTTACTTCTCCCAGTTACCATCGATTCAAACTCTGCAGCTAACAACTTGACTGGCAAGGCAGAACTACTCTTCACTTCAATCGTAGCTTCTTCTGGTCTGCACTGTACACCAAATCTAAAGTGTCCGCTCTCTGGGGTGAATCTATCAAGAGTAGATATAGAAGATAACACAGCTGGATTGTATACATAGCTGTAAGTATCTCTGAATCGGGAAGTTACTTCTACTGTGAAGTGTCCGGTATCTGCGTACTCTATACTAGCGTTACGAATAGTTTGGTATGTGTAATCAGATGCACTGCGTCCTCCTCTTTCTGTTGGTTGCTTCAACGCTTGATTGGAGAACCTGTACAACATATTGTACGGCTTACCCACTACAAAGTAATATTTATTGTTGTAGAATATATTCGGTCCCCATTCAGGAGCGGAAGGTACTTCAGTAGTTGATTGCCAATGTATGCCTGTAGCAAAGTTGGAAGGTGATGTGTGGTTAATTTGACACCTATAAATAGTACCCTGAAAGTAAGTAACAGATGGTGACCAGGCTGGTGTATCCTCTAGTGGATATACTGCTTTTCTCCAGTACTGTGATTCAAAAGTAGAAACGGATGTGTGGGTCTTTATACAGTAGTAATACTCTCCATCATACTGAACATAAGCTCCTCCGTTATCTACATAACTAGCTATGAATCCTTCGATCTCTACAGATGTACCGCTACTTGATCCGACTAGCTTACGCTCTGATCCACCCTTAGTGAACACTGTAGTATTATCAACAGTAGCTCCGTATCCGTCTGGTAGATTAGATATAGTAGTTCTATTAGTTTCTTCGTCGTAATTAACAAGTAAGTCAGGGAAGTTATCGTTATCGTAATCCCTATCCCCATCCACTCTGTTGTCTAATAACAATGTATAATCCAATCCGACATCTGTCAGAGCATTCTCAACAGGCATCTCTACTAACACCTTACCGTTAAGTATTAAGTATAATGTACTGTCTATAAAATCAAATCCTGTAACATCGTCATCAAATGTCCACTTCTGCCAAGCACTCTGTATCTTTTCTTTACCACTCCAGAAGTACTTATAGACATATAGTGTCTTAGCATCTGTATTATCTTGTAACAACACCATCGACTCAGAAGCTGATCCAGCCATCTGTTTAATCTTGGATGGTATATACTTAGGTATCTGTGATGTTATCTCTTCCGCTTCAAATACCTCAGTGTTGTTATCAACAAAGTACTCAAACATTCCTTCGTATTGTCCACGATTAAATGGAAAGTAGATATAAGGACCAAGTGCAAGTGGAGCGATACCGTCTGATATATCGTACTCTGTGACTGGAGATATTGCTACAGTCTTAGGTGATAACACATCTGCCCCTCTCAATACGAACTGTGAGTTATCACTGAATAACATCAACTTCTCTTGGAACGGTAGAGCGTGTTGAAGAATTGCTACCTTTGTGTGGCTTAATCCTACATCTATCGGTGCACTGTCTAACAACTGCTGTGTAGTAGTACGGAAGAAGTTAAAGTATTCATCTGCTTCGGAGAAGATAACATTGCTATCTGTGAGGAATCCTAAACGGTTCTTAAAGAAGAATACATCGTTGATGGTTTTACCTACAAAAGATGGGAATGGATTGGTTCCGTCGTTACCAGCTGCTCTTTTTGCCCACCCACTTGTTTCTGGCGGTGTTAGGTTTAAATCTTCTTCTGGTGATTGTAATTTAAATGATGTTATATCATCTCCTGTAAACACAGGAACCAAAGTAACAGGCATAGTAGTAGCATCTAAAGTAGTTTCTATAGCTGTTAACACACCACTCTCAGATTCATCTCTTGTCCATCCAAGACATTCAACCCAAGTACCTTCTCCAAACTCTGACTTATCTTTAGTAGAGAATCTAACGAAGTAATCGTCTTGGTCTATATCAGCATCACCTTTTACTTTTATAGAAAAACCATTAAAACAAGATTTAGGTAGATCAGTAATGCTAGCTACTTCTTGATACGCTAATCCTAAACCTTCATTTGCTAGTCCATCTTCTACTCGTATCTTAAACGGACCGTCGTTACTTTTTATTTTGATTACACTACCTTTTCTAGTTATGTCTACATTAGCCCTAGAAGTTGTAGTAGCGGTCAAACTTTCACCACCACCTCCAGTTAAAGCACTAGGCCAGGGATACCAACCTATACCTTCCCGCCAGTAATACTCTCTCACAGTAAATACTAAAGGATAAGTCGATTGGTCTGAGCTGAAACCAGTACCTTTACGAATCATGTCTACGCTAGCTATCTCTCCAAAGCACATTCCAGTGGAGGTTATAAGGGTACAATTTATATTAGCGACACCTAAAGCCGATGCTGTACCGTCACCGAATGTAGGTTGTGTGACTTCTACTTCTACTTTATAACTTGCGTCTCCACCTATGAAATAGCTTCCTCCATTAACGACTTGAATCTCATCTATACCTATTAGAGTAGCTCCAGTTCCTAACTCACTATCTAAACATAACTTTAAATCTTTAGCTATAAATTCAGTATCAGCGTGTTTACCTGCGTGAGTACCTGAGCTAGGACCGCTAATATAAGTAGAAGGTTGAGCATTTGGAACATGAACATATTCGTGGTGGTTGTCAAGGGATGTATCAGGAGGCACTAAACTGTCATCTATATAAATACTGTATGCCTTCTCGTAATCTCCCAGCTTAACAAACACAAGAGCTTCATCAGCTGGTATTTGACCTAGTGATACTGGATTCTTATCAACCTCTTTTGTTCTATTAACAAGGAATGTGTAGTCAGCTACTGTCAGTGCTCGTATGTCTGTTAACGGACTACTGATACCACTGAGGTAACTCTGTGCAATAGATGTAGTAGTTACTGGGATGTTTGTTCCGCTAGCAAGATCAATAACACCAAGTGAAGGAGTACCGCTACCAAGAGACACAGTGACACAATACTTGTTTTGTTCATCTCTTTTTACGAAGTGTGTGAATAGATTGGTAGGTGTAGAACCACTGTTAAATTCATTGATCCATCTGGTATTCGGACGCTTTACCAATCCTTCAACAACAGTAGCCCAAGCATTGATTTGTTCGTCACACTGTCCAGGATACCGTAAGTTATCTGGTTGTTGAGATACCCCTTGAGCGAGGTTAGGAACGCTTGTTACGACCAACGGCATCGCTTTATCTATCTAATACTCGTAAGACGCTGTAGCTGTCGAAGATCGTTCTGTCTGCGTTTTCAGAGTCGCTATCGATTGCACGAGCTTTCGCTTCTACTTCATCTCTAAGGGTAAACCCTTCTATCTCACGAGTGCCTATGAATCGATTAGCGAATACTCTGGCAGCCTTAACAGCAATATAATGTCTGATCTGTTCTGGCAAATCTTCAAACTCTAATTCAAATGTAATAGTTCCTTTTACGCTAGAGTCCCACTGTTCTGTGTGGTTCTTTCTGTCGTATAATTTCAGACCTCTTTGTACAGGATCAACACTGGTGTATAACAATGGATCAAGGTCAAATTTCAAAGTGTTAGCCGGAAGTGTTATTCTTTTTGACGAGGCATCCGGAGTCAGTTCATATTCGTGTTCTGTGTTGCAGTGCCAACCTTCTGACTGAATAGCTCTACTTGTTTCTTCTAATGCAGCTTGAGCTTGTATAGCTGATATTGGCAGACTAACGCCTGTAAGTGTATTGATAGGTGCTTCCCCAATAACGGAGATCATTGTATTTACAGCTTCTAGTTTCGTCGTCAGTGCCATGATATGTATATAAAATTAATCCCGATGGAGGGAGCGGAACGAATCACAGACCTCCCAACACCGAGAGAAACGGGTTATGCTACTAATTCGATAGCACACTCAGGACGGAGAACTCCGTGACCCATAGCGTACTTAGCAACAAATAGCGTACCTTGACGCTCGATCTGATACTCAGATTCGGTAGCAAGATCAAGCAGTTTAACAGTTCCTACAGCAGCAGAGTGGGAAACAATACCCAAGCTATTGCGGAAGTCACCATTGTATCCAACACCGTTAGCACCAAATACATCATTGACGCTTGATCCGTCTCCGGAGGAAACAGCACTCAAGTCAGTCGATGGAATGTGATTGGATTTATAGATGCTGATACCAGCGATTTGAGGAACAACACCAGCAGCAAGACTACCAGCTCCTCCAACATCCTTATTAACAGCAGAAGCTGAAAGGGTGAAGGCATTGTTTCCGTCAGCTCCGGTTACGAGTTTGTAGTATTCCTGTGGACGAAGAACGCAGAAGCGACCGTCGGAAGGAACATCATTCTCGTCAAGCTTTTGAGCAGCTGCAAAGAAAGCAGAAACAAGTTCAGCTCCGGTAACAGACTCAGGAGTACCTGCAACAATGTTGGAAGTACCGAACTCTCCGTCAGCTACATTGTAGCGTCCGCCAGTCTTACCTACTTGAGTCAAGTTAGCGGAGTCACGGGAAGCAGCGATGAACACTTTAGCGATAGCTGTGTCGAAACGAACGGCAAGAGCTTTACCCAACTCGTTAGCGTAAACGCTGCGGATGTCGTAGTGGTTCTTTACGTCGTCGATGTTAGCTAAGAAAGTGGAAGCAACAAGCATCTGATCGATGGTGATTACTCTTTCAGTCTTAGCAATATCACTGATGTAGCTATTACCGTTGTCGGCGATGTTTTCACCGGGAGTGTGGTAGTTAGCGGTAGCAATACCAGTTACTGGGAACTGAGCGGATTTACCGTTTTCAATGGTTCTGATTGTGTGTAGTGGCTTGAAGACGTTGGACTCCTCAAAGGTTTGCAGAATTTCTCCGCTGAACTTTTTGAGAAACAACTCGTCATTGTCAGTGCCGGCAACTAAACCTTTACCAGCACTTCTTAAGCCTACGCGACTTGGATCTACGTCTGACATAATATATATCTCCTATGTTATAAGTTATTGAATGTGTGTTTGATTACCAGTGACTTTCACACCTTTCGTCTTCACAGGATTGTCCTCCGCAGAGGGTCGAGGGACTAGTTGTTGCTAGTTGTCGATTAAATTTAAGTATTAGTAAAAGGGAAAAAGGCTTGACTGTCAACCTCTTCGACCACTTGGACCAAAGTAGAAACCAAGGATACAAGGTAAAATTACTGTGCATCCCATAAGGCTGATGTGTCCAGAAGAGATCGATATGGGTTCTTGGTTAGCTTGGAAGCTGATAAGACCGAAGAAGAACTCGTTGACTCCCTCTCCGTCTGCGTTGGTAAGGGTGACGATTTCTGCGGATGGGAAGAGGGTGCAGAGGATGATACAAGCACAGAGCGTAGACACCCCGATAACAGCAAGAATACGACGAGTAAAAGAAACAAACTCCCCAGTACCTCCTTTAGCGATTTCAGCTTGTAGTCGAAGGAAATTATCAGACGCACGAGCTTCTCTCGCCATTTCAAGATCATGCTTGTTCTGTTTTGCTTCAAAGATATATCCGAATACACCTTTAAGAATCGCCCCCATAGCAGTGCTACCACCACCCGTGATAAATAACATAAGTAATTCACCCATCTCATTGTCCTTTCGTCAAATGGTTTTCCATTTTGCTACGCAATCTGTCTAACTCTTTTTCAAGATACTTAATTCTTTCAAACTGTTGATAGTCGGATGTTATCGGTGAGTCTTGCATTTCTAGTAGGTGGTTGAGGTCTACTTTAGATTGTTCTGCAAACTTCTCAAGGTGCATCATCCGTGCGGATAAATCTCCTAGCATAGTACCCTCATGTTGTACCCGACCCAGTCCGTTATCCAGCTCATTGATCTTGTTCCATATAACACTGTAGCCCCAAACCACGCTACCAACAATAGCTATTACTTTAGCCATGAACGCAAGGTTTGCTTTTACTTGTACATTCTCGCCTATCTCTGTTGCCATAGACTTTATCATAAACAGAAACCCCTAGCTAGGGAAACAAATAAAGCGAAACAAAAACCTAGCTAGGGGCTACACTATCTACTATCTACTAAATATTACTGACTGCTAACCGTCTGTCAATCTCTTCGTGATATGCTTTATCACCGGAACGATAGCGTGGATCAGACTGTGCTCGTGCTAATTCCTGCATACTTTTAAATGGCATGGTTGATGTACCAGATACTGATCCTTGGGTAAGCTTGGGTGTACTACCTGTAGCATTCTGATACCTGGCGTACAATCCTTGCACTGCTAATTTAGCTTGTTGAACTGTACCGCTGGTGACCGCCTCATCAAAAGCATCGATCTCTTCTTGTGGTAAATTCTCATTCGCCCACTCTGCCATCGCATCGTATTGACCGTTCGCAACGCTTTGTATTTGAGCTTCTTCAGATTGTAATAATGCTTGCTGACCAGCTGCGTAGCTGTCAACTAAATCTCTGGGTAATCCGGCTTTCTCTAAAGCGTTATAAGTTTCCTCACTAAGTTGACCGTCGTTTTCAAAGAACTCTTTACTAGCTTCCGCAACTGCTTTGTACGCTTCACTAGTGTTCTCTTCAGTTTGTTCCGTTTCGTTCTCAGCTTCCGTTTCACTTTGTTCAGCTTCTGCTTGCTCTTCTTTAGGAGCTTGTCCAAGTTTCTTCTCCAGCTCGGAGTACGCTTGTGCCATGTCTTCCGCACTCTTGAACTTTTCGGGGAGCCACTGCGGACGGTCGTTCTCTTCTTGCGGTAGTTCCGCTTCGGTTTGTTGTTTCTCTTCGGTGGGTTCGATCTCATTCGGTGCTTTCTCGTTAATCTCTACTCGGTGTAATTCAGCCATAATTTGTTATTCCTCTTGCGGTGGTTGTTGTTGTGCCATGTACTGCTCCTGTGCGGCATTGATGGCGGGTCCGACTGCGGGTGCTCCGAGTTTCTGTGCCATCTCCATCATCTGTTGCTGTTGCATAGCTTGTTGAATTTCTTCTTCTGTCTTAATCAGTCCTTCAGTTTCAATACCTAGAGCAGTAGCACGACGCTTGAAGTAGTCACTTACATTTAAGTATTGAGTAACAGCTTGTGGTCCTACTATTTGGTTAGCACCTGCTAAGAACATATCTAATCTGTTAAGATCATTACCACGACCAAGTGCTTCAACACCAGTAACAATAGTAGGCTTAACAATATCTTTAGGTATCTTAGGCAGACGCTTATTCCTAGACATCTTGTCCATTAAACGACTGACGATAGGAAGCTGCAGCTCTTGAGATAACAGAGAGTAGAGACCACCCAGAGCAGCTTCAAGCTCTTGACTTAACATGCGTATCTCTTCAGCGGTCACTCTCTCTGCATCTCTAACAACTCCCGATGTCAAAAGAAATGCTTGGCTGAGACGATCCGTTATACCATTCATTGTGGCTTGTGCAGTACGGAAGTCATTAAACTTATTCAACTGCAACACAGATACATCTCCTTCACTGCCTTGTACAATCGCACCGTTAGGAGCTTCAGCTAATGTACGTGCTCTTGTTGTACCATTCGGATTAACCATGAACAACACTTTAGCTGCTGCTGCACTACCTTCTACGATTGCTTTAGTCAGTGCTTCTAAACTCTTTAAGTCTCCGAGGTACTCTTCAACAAATCCTCTGCCGTAGTCCTCTCCATCAATCTGGGTGTAGCGTAACGGGAGCCACGGGGACTTATCAATCGGATACTCACCCATACTTTCTTCGATGAGCATACCTTTGACATCTTGGTAGACTTTGTACTTATCTCCTTCTCTGACGATTGCGGTGTAGAGGTCACAGCTGTTCTCCTTTTCCTGACGATATACTTCTTCTCTTACAGATTCAGGAAGCATCATAGGAGCTACAGTCTCTTTCACTGCTATGTGTGTAACATTACCCATCGGGTCCCTCTTGACTACATAACGATCAAGCTTGAACACACGCATACCACCTTCATCTGGTAAGTACAACAAACTGTTACCTGTTATAAGTAAGTTCTTTAGTGCTTGGAAGATACCGTTCCTGAAGTTCTGTACTTCTACTTCCTGTGATACACTACGCTCTACATCAGCTAATGCTTTCTCTAAATCTGTGCGTAACTGCTCACCACCTTCTGGTCCTAACTCCTGCTTCGCTTTGTCCAGTTCATATCTATCTATAACAAGACGAAAGAATGGAGCGTTAGGTGGTAACAGTGCTAACAATAACTTACTGCTAAGATTTAATACACCCCTAGCTCCGATACCTTGGTACGGTGTGTAGTACTTAGTAGCGTAGTTGTGACCGTCAGGCGGTAAGACATAAGGAAGTGTAAGCTCAGAAGATGTACGACCTCTGTCTAAGAAGGACCACCGCTGGTTCTCCAACGAATGGTATAGCCCTTGGGCTGTTTCGTGCATTATTAGGTGGTAAGAGTAAACGCAGCAGTCTCGTATAAGGTAGCGTCAGAAGAACCAGCAGAAGTAATAGCAATGTATAACTTATTGTCGGAGGTGTTAAAGAACAGCTCTCCTTTCGTTGCTTCCTTCTTAAACTTATCTTCGTCCCCTGCCGTATCGCCTGTCTTAATAGCGATAACGAAGTCCTTCCTGTGCAATTTATTGAGTGCCATGACTACTTAGCTTGCGGTTCCAGCGTTGATGCAAGGAGAGGATGGGCGGAGGCGATAGTCGCCATTTGCGGAGTCTACGAATTGCGGGTCGTCTACGATGATGTTATTTGCGGCATTAGCAGATTCGCCGATGTTGTAGTAGCAATTGTAAGATTCTGAAGGAATTACCCCCTTTGTGATGTTAGATGA